TCATCCTATGAACCTTAAGCCGCTCTTAGGTGAGGAAAATGCCAACTCCAAGTTAACCGAAGCTCAGGTGATAGAGATGCGCCGACTATTCTCTGAAGGTGTTTATAGCCGTCGCGAACTGGCTAGACACTTCGGCACTACCTACGCGACCGTCAAAGACATCATTCGTAGGCGTACTTGGAAGCACATTCCTTAAGCGCGGCGCTGGCGCTCATCTTAGAGCCGCACCCATTCGATGATTGCTTCTCCGACCATGCCGGCAAGCGTGGCGCTGGCGGTGATCGTGAGGTACTGCGACGCGCCCCACTTCTGCCCCGCCTTGCCGTTCGTGCCGCCGTTCTTGATGTTGTCGTAGACGCCAGCGGTCGCCACGCTCAGACCGTCGATCAGGTCGTCGTCGCTGGTCGTGCCGTTGGCGGCGATCCCGGCGTCCACCGTCGCCGCGCCGGTCGATTGGGTGGTGATGTTGAGAATGAGGCGCGTGACATACAGGTCAGCCCCTTCGGGATTGGCGAGCGACAACGCGCCGCCCGCCGTCGTGCCGGTGACTGCCGTCAGCGGCGTGCGGAACGAGCCTTCTTCAAAGCCCATGATGTGTGTTACCTCTCGGTTGTTGATCGAACGAACGAAAGGGGCATGATTTATCATGCCCCCGCGGATGCACTACGCCGCGAAGGTGATCGCTCCGCTGACGACCTGTTTCCCTGACGGTAATACGACCACGAGATACCACGTGTCCGCGCCGCTTTCGGTGATGACCAGATTGATCACCCCGGCGGCGCTGGATTGCAGCCACCAAGCGAGCTTGGTCGTCAGTTCCTTGACGATCTTGCCGTTCGTGCCAGCGGCGACGCTGGTCGCGGGCGCAGTGCCGGAAATGGCGACGCCGGTCGCGGCATCGGACAGGTAGGCATGGACATGCCCGATCTGCTCCAAGTTCGCGCCGCCGGCGTCCTTGAGTTGAATGGTGACGGTGATCGCGTCTGTCGCTTCCGTCCCGATGCTGATCGCCGCGTCCTGCGCGACGCCTTTCGGATACCAACCCATTGCATCCTCTTTCTTCGGCTCAGCGCCGAGCGACTACGACGCCTTGAGGACGCCGAACGGGTAGCGACTGGCTTCGGTCGTCTGCACGCGGTTGATGGGGTTCGGCACCTGCCAGCCGAGGCGCACGACGACGCGCATCGCGCTCATGTTTTGCTGGAACAAGTTGTACAGGATGTTGCCCGCGCCGTCCGTGATCACCGACTCGGTGGACATCGCATAGGTGATGTCCTGCCGCATGGCGTAGACGAGTTTCTTCCAATTGCCGCTGAACATCAGCGCCGAAGCACTGGTGAAGGCGGCATTTTCGGGGAAGTAGATCGGCGCGCCGTCGAGATCGTACATGGTCGCCGCTTGCGGGTTGCGCGTGAAGATCGGATTGCCGTCCGCGTCGCGCAGACCGCGCAGCTTCGACTTGACGGTCAGATCGGCGATGTGTCCGGTGACGTTGTAACCGTCCGCTTCGATCTTGGCGAGCAAACCGCTCTCGGACATCACGTCATCGTAGATGTCCGTGCCAGTGCCGAGGACGACCGAGTTGCTGGCGGCGACCGCCGCCGTCAGGATGTCGTCGGGGTAATTCGCCGGCGCGTTCGTACCGATCAGGACGGCAGCGTCGAAGGCGACACCAATCGCCTCCTCGATCAGCGGGCGAATCTGCCCCCAGATGTCGTATCCCGCATCTGCGAGTACCTGATTCGGGATCGGCACGATCACGCCGAGTTCTTCGGCGTAGATGTACTTGTCCGCCCATTCGACTTTGGAGGTCTGAATCAGACCCGTGTCGCCGTTGACGAAATAAGCGGTCGGCAGCGCCGACAGCACGGGCATACTCTGCTGGCTGGTCGCCATGTTGGGCAGGCGCGTTGCCATACTCATGACGGTCGAGCGCGTCGGCACGTTCTGGATGATCGTGCGGCTCGCCTCATCCGGGATCAGGGCTGCCGCCCCGGTGCGGTCAATAAGGCTGTTGTAAGGCATGGTTTACCTCGATAGATGGAGTGAACGAATTGCGGACTTATCCGCGTCCGGCAGCCTCACGAATCCAGCGATTCATGTCGCCTGTCGCGGGTGGTTGGCTCTGCGACCCCGCCCCGGCGTTCGCGGGCGGCGGCGGCGGCGCTTTGAAAAGCGTCGGGTGACGCTGTTTGAGCAGGGTGAAGTTGATCCGTCCCTGCTTGTCGAAATACTCGTCCGGCGCAGCGCTGACCACGATCCACGCCAAGCCGATGTCTGACACGCCGATCTCCGGTCGTGCCGCCTCGGTGACGAAATCGGCGCGGCGGTTGGCGGTTTCGAGCGCGCTTCCCATCTCGGTCAGGCGCGTTTCGAGTTCACTGCCTTTTTCCGCCTTCTTGGTCAGGTCAGCGAGCTGCGTCTGGAACGTCTTGCGCTGTTCGCGTTCGGCGTGCAGTGCGCTTTGCAGTCCTGCCGTTGCCCCTTCGTGCAGCTTGCCGATCAGCGTGCGCTCGGCTTCCGGTTGTGCTGCCAGCCACGCCTCCCACGTCGCGGGCGGCGTCTCACCCCCTGCGCCGGGCGTCTGCTGCTGCTGCTGACCGCCTGTCTGCGTGCCGCCGGGCGGCGGGGGTGTTTGCTGCTGCCCATCGCCGTCGAACCAACGCCGCCGTTTGCGCAGCGACACCACCGCCTCGGCGTCCGCGTGCCGAAGCATCTTGAAATTGATTTGCATGTTTCCCTCGCATCTCGCTTGGTTGATGGGTATCTCACCCGTGTAATCGAAAAGCGGGCGTCTCGCCCGCGAATTACCAAAACAAAACCCGCACTGTGCGGGTTGGCAGGGGGGGGTTATGTGAGACTGTCGAAGTAGGTTTGAATACGTGCCTGTATTCTCTGTGCGTCGTCGCTGAAATACTCACTCAGCCATTCCAGCGGCATTTTGTTGTACTTGCTGTTATTGCACCCTTTGCCTTCTGCGTGGTAACGCCGGCGCGTGTGACATAGTGGAACAATATTGCTGCGCGCTGTCAGTCCGCCCTTACTTCTCGGTATCCAGTGATCCGCAGCAATAACCGTCCACTCGTCGGCAGACCTTCCGCAAACGGCGCATTTATTCCCGAAATACGCAAGCGCGGCTTCCCAGTCATCCTCGCTGTATTCGCCCACCCCCGCATCGGACGTTCTCCGAAGAGCCTCGAATATCCGCTTTCTCTCTTTTACTTCTGGGCGACTGCAATACTCCTTGTTGTAGCCTTTTCTCTTTGCCTGAAAATCAAGATCGCTTGCGCGCCGCTTTAAGTAAGCCTTGCGGTTCGGGTCGGTTTTCCGCCTTTCATTCAAGTCTGAGTTGTAGGCTTTTCTCTTCGGGGTTTGATCGTAAACGCGCATGTACTCACGTCGCCCCTCGCGCTGATCTGGGGTCAGGTTTTGCCGCCACTTACGGCTTGACTCGCGCTCGCAATCCCTGCATTTCCCCCGAAACGATCCTGATTTTAACTGGCGATAGTATTCACTCGTCTCAGGCAGTCCGCGCTTGCACTCGATACAGAACCTTGTGCCATTGCTGACGATTCCCTTTTTACGAACCTTCTGCCCGCGCTTTCGTCTTAGCTGCTCAAAACGCAGCGTTTCGCATTCACGACACGCAGCTACTAGCCCGCTTGCTGCACGCTTTTCCGGGCTGAAATAATCTGAGGTAGCCGGGTATTCTTTGCCGCACTTGGTGCAGCGTTTTACAGCGGGTATACTTGGCAAATCCATTCAGTCCTCCAATGACTGTTTGGTAGAGGCGGCGGTTGATGCTCGCAACATCTCCGCCGTTTCGATTTCCCCTCAATTATACTACGAGCGTTCTATCCGAGCCACAGATCGCCGCAGTCCAGCTTTTCCGGCTTGACCTCCACGAACTCATGTACACAGCCGATGTGCTGCTGATGACCGTAGCGGTCTACGACCTTGCGGCTCACATAGCCCATGCCGTAGAGCCGCGCGCACTGCGCACAGACCGGGGCGGGACCCACGAATTTCCATTTCCCGCCTTCGAGGTTGTTTTTGCGCGCGAACTGGTCGCGCGCATACTGCCGCGTGGTCGTCTCGGTGTTGACGGAAATCTGCGCTAATTTCCATGTGTCCCGCTTCTGACTCCACTTCTCAAGGTTCGAGAAGTAGTAATTGCGGTTGCCGCGCTGGTTCACTTCAAACAGCCGCTCGATTTCTGCCTTGACCTCCCGATTCCACGTCCGGGCGATATTCTGCGCATCCTCCCGGCTCATGCGTCTTAGTTCGGCGAGGTCGCCTCTACGCGGTGCGTTCGGCGTCCGACTGCATCCGTGCCGCCGTGCTTCGTCGGTCAGTGCCGTTGACCAAGCGCGTTTTCTCGCGTCGAGAAGCTGCTGCTCAAGCTGTCGAATGTCGTCATCCTGCATTGAGTACAGCAGGGCGATAGTCTCAGTCAGGCGACTCATAATCACCCCTCTGCATAACGCGGCGGCGCGCGATAAGGTCTACCCCGATGAGTGCAGTGCCAAGCGCGGACGCCAGCAGGATGAATACGGCAAATCCGATCAGAAGCGCATCCATGCCCCTACTGTCCTTTCGTGATGAGGGCGACCAATTCCGGGTTATCCCTGAGCAGCGCGGCAAGCCCATATCCGAGTGGGACGATCATGTTTTCGGGCTGCTCATCTTGCCCGGCGACGGTCAAAATGCCGTGCAACGCCTCGTGCAGCAGGGTGACGAGCTTCACATCTTCGCTCAAGGCGTTATCGATCTTGATCGTTCCGAGATCGTGCTGAATGTGACCATTTAGCCCGCGCTTACGTCCCTCGCCATCGACATAGTGCAGATCGGTGATCTCGCTGACGCTGTACGTCACTGCTCCGACCTTCAGCTTACTGATCATCGTTCGCCTCGTTGACTAGCGCATCCCACTCGGCATCGGACAGCGCCAGCAGCGCCGCGCCTCCGCGCGACGTGATCCGCGCTGTCATGCCGCCGAGGTTGAGTTGTGTCGTCTCCACATCGGCGCGCCGCTCTTTCGCCAGCGACTTGATCACAACCTCCGGCGCTTCGGCGTTCGGATTGGCGGCAGCTCGAAGCTGCGAGGCGATCAGCGCTTTGCCCGCCGGGCTGAGGTTGGTCTGCTGGAGTCGGGCGAGTGCCGCCTCTAACTCCAGTGGATTGAGCTGCGGCAGGTGTCCGCTACGGCGTTTCATCGTTGCTCACCCCCAACAGTGCCTCGGTCACGGCGCGGCTCTCACGGCGCGCCTGCTCATCGGCTGCCGCTGCCGCTTCGTCGGCGATCTTGGTGATCTGTGCCTCGTCCCATCCGAACGCCGGGGCGAAGACTTCGAGCAGCACGGACAGCGGGACACGATCTTTGAGGATTTCCGCCGCTAACTTCGCCGCCGCAACCTTGTCCAACGGTTCGGCGTCGAGCTGGTCGAGTTCCGCATCCGTCCAGCCCTCGCGGCGCAGGGACGACCGCAGCCCCATGCCGGCGCGCGTGTTGATCTCGCGGATTTCTGCCGCCGTGCGCGGTTGCACAGTCTCCGGTTGCTCAAAGTCGGGGGTGATATCCGACTTGCTGACCTCGATTCCGTCAAGCTGGAGCAGGAACGCGCCAACCTCTACCCAAGTCGGCTTAAAGTGGTTGATCGCCCCGGTTGCCTTTTTATTCAAAGGTGCTTCCATCGCGATCAGCGCTTCGCCGGATGGGTCGCCGCCTTGCGAAAAGAAGTAGTGTTTGGGCGTGCGCGTGATCACAGCGATCTTGCTGGCGAGACTATCCATCGCGTTGAGGTAGTTGGTGAGGTCGGTCACATCAAACTCGCCGACCTTCGTATCTTCGCCGACGCCATCCCCCGCCGGAATCTTCCAGTTTTCATTGGGCGCGCTCTTGAGTGCCTTGATGTCGGCGCTGGTCACGATCCAGCGCTGCCGGAACGCGCCGACGAAGGCGACGATCATCATGTCGCCGAACAGGTTGTTGATGGCATCCTGCGGCTCGATCACGTTCTGAAGTCGGCTTTTGATAACGCGGCGCTCGGTACGGAAGTGGAAGATCGGGATGACGCCGAATGGGTTCGGCGCACTGGGCAGCGCCTCGACTGGCTTGAACGCCTCGGCGCTGCTGACATCGCCGGACTTGGAGTTGCTGACGTAATACTCGATCCGGTCGGCATAGTACAAGTTCAAATAGCGATGCTCATCGGTGCCGACCCACCATTTGGCGGCGAATGACTTCTTACGCGGGTTCTCCTCATCATAGAAGATGTGGCACAGGCGAGAATCGTTGTAGTAGGCTTCGATCTCCCCGGTCGGACTTTTCCAACCGAAGACGAACGCTTCGCCTGTGACCAGCGCGCTGAGGTGGACGTTCGTCGCGTCGAGATTCAGTTCGGTTGCCTGAAACAATTCGTTGAGCCGTTCCTGTGTCGTCGCGTTGGCACTGGTGAACTGCCGCAGGTTCAGGCGCTCGTGTTCGGCGCCGATCACGACCTCTGCCCAATTCAGGGTGAAGCGTGCCTCGGTAGATTGAAAGAAGGTTTTTAGGCGGTCAGAGATGTAGCGCATCGGCGCGTCACCGTCGAAATACCGCCATAGCATGGTGTAAGCAACTGACTTCGCCGTCAGCACGTCGTATGCTCGTTTAATATCCGGTGATAGTGGCATTTCTCTATCCTCTAAAACGTTTCCGCCTTCCCCGGCTTTCGTTTCAACAGCAGATCGCTGAGTGCCCAGACCGCCGCATCCAAACGGTTGGGCGAAGGCATTCCCGCGTCCGGTATCCAGCTACACAGTTCATTTTCCAAGTGCGGGAAGCTGCCGACATGATGCACGCGCCCACGTTCATAATGCGCGGCAATCGGCTCGGCGCGTACCGCCTTGCCGCGTGTCGCGTGAACCACCTTGATCGTGACCTCACTGCCGCCTTCTGCAGTTCGCAGCGTGTGCCTGACCATGTCACCGCCGAAGTTCGCCTCGGCAACGATGCAGTCCACGTCCCATTCGTCATAGGCTGTGAGGACTCGTTGCGCCCACGTTTCCGGCGAGGCTTGTAAGCTGATGTCGTCCAGCACGTAGCCGTGTCCGTCCATCCCCAGACCGGCGACAACGATCCCGCATTCTGTGCGCCCGCCCGGCGGGTCCACACCGATCACGACGCGAACTAGATCGGACGCAATCTGCCGAACGCGGTAATCGGCGATCAGTGCCCGCGTCCATAACGCGCCCGGAACTTCATCATGGTCAACGGCGAGGATTTCCTGCTCATATGCCAACGCCGTCATGTCGGCGGTGATCTCGTTCAGTGCATCGGCGCTGATGTGCGGATTGTCATGACTGGAAAAGTGGAAGGCTGCCCATCTGCCGGTGGTGTCAACCTGTGCCTTTTTGAACAGTTTGGCGGCGTTCTGTGGGTCGCGGGCTTTCGTCCGAAACTTCGAGTTGAGGCTCGGCGGCGTGTAGATGAAAACTGCATCGCCGTCATTGTCGATCAGCATCGGCGCACCGACGTAGTCCCATGTGTCCTCTGCCATCAACTGGAATTCGTCGAGAATGAGCAGATCGGCATAGTCGCCGCGCAGGGTATCGGCGTCCCATGCAGTTTTTGCACGGATGCGCGTTTCTGTTCCCGGCAGTTCGATGATGTGTTCAGTCTCGTTCTTATACAGTGCGCCAGAGTCAACAGCGTTCTCAAATGCGCGTTTGACCTCTGTCCAGAAGCGAGAAATCTGTTCCTGCGTCGGTGCGCCATAGAGAACACGCCGTCCCTGCATGAATGCTCGGCAGGCGAGGATAGCGATGCCTACAGTTTTGCCACCGCGCCGCCCTGCGCGAATGACCTTGCGCTTGGCTGTGCTTTCGATGAACTCTCGCTGCCGATCATGCGGCGTGAGGATGTTAACTGTCTCACGCCATGCTGTAGGGACTCTCGCCGCTTTTCGCGCTCTAGTCCGGGCGAGGGTTCTCTGGGCGAAGCTCAGGCGTCTCATACTCCGCCTCCACGATCATGTCCTCGAAGACCTCGGCGGGATCAAGTCCGGCTTGGACGAGGGCGAGGATCACCCGGTTAACAGTTTCAATCCTGATGTTGTGTTCGAGGGTGATGAACGTGCGTTTACCCCAATTCCCCGGGTCGCTGCGTTCCAGATACCAAGCCGCCGCCTGCCATTCGCCGCGCTGGTGACGCCACACCTCGCCGCTGAACTGCTTCTGCCATTCACCCGGCTTGCCCGCCCTCTTGGGATCGTCGTGAACGAGTTCGCCCGTGTCTGGGTTGAACCACGTGATCGGCGGCGGTGCGGTATAGCGAACAGCACCTGTTTGCTGGTGCGTCCACATATCTTGAGCCGCGCGGTTGATCTGACTGATGCGGGCGAGATTGCCCTGCGCCTGTGCCTTTTTTATACGGACGAAAAACTCGATATATTGCGGATAATTCGCCCTGTTGCGCGGTGCTTTTGGGTGACTCCCGCCGCCGAGCAGCTTTTCACCAATAGACATCCAAAGGTGAAAAGTACTTTCACTTAAACCGGCGCGCGCGCAAGCATCGGACGCCGAAGCTCCATCGTGAAAATCGGCAACAAGTATTTCTATGGTATCCGGTGTTAGCTTTGATTTGCGCCCCCGCCTGCTTTGACTAACGGATGCTTGCTGCATACTCTAATACCGCCGTTGGAAATAAAAAGCGCGCACAGCGGCGCGCTCAGTTGCGAATAGGTCATAGCGGTATCGCTCACGTGAGTAGTTCGGTGGCGTTGAGAAAGCGAATACGCGGCGTAGTGCATTGGTATGCGTCTAGGCAGAAGGTGTCTGGTGTGAAATCAGCGAGTAGGCAAAGATTGAAGCGTCCGCTTGGGTATTCGGATTTTGCAACCTGAAGATAGTAGACGAGTTGCCCTATGGCTGTGTAGGAAAACTGCATTACGTTCCGAAACTTAGCGTAGTAAGGCAACGTGGCGTAAATACAGACTTGCCCATCACGAGGAGATTAAGGAACGCGCGCGACAGTGGTCGCGCTCTAATCCAGTCAAGCGAACGCTGGCGTTAATTCGTCGCCGTGCGCGCAAGTTAGACTTGCCCGATACCATGACTGAACATGACTGGCAAGTTGCGCTGACTTATTTTGACAACTCGTGCGCGGTTTGCGGTCGCTCATTTAAGACAAACAGTGGCACGTATAAACCAGCCGCCGATCACTGGATACCGCTTTCCGATCCGCGCCCCGATAATCCCGGCACAGTCCCGACCAACATTGTTCCTTTGTGTCACGGCACAGGAGGTTGCAACAATAGCAAGCATGACCGTGATGCAAAGGAATGGCTGGTATCCCGGTATGGCAAGGTGAGTGCCGAAGAAATATTCGAGCGCATAGAGCAATTTTTCCGAATTGTCCGATCTTCGTAGGCGTGTACGCGCCAAGATGTCAGCCGGTGAGGAGAGCTACCAACTCTCCCCATCGGCGCTCTGGGGAAGCAAATAAAAACGCCAGCGCGGAGGCGGTCGCTGGCGTTTTTATTCTATGCACATGGTACGCTGGACGAGAGGCGAAAGTCAAGAAAACCGTGTCAGATTCTTAGAACATCTGAGCGTCATGTTTGAAACAGCGACGAGTCGTCTATGGCTATTCCGTGTAGTTCTTGAAGCCGCTCTCTTTCGGATAAAATCTCCTCACATAGACGCCGAAGGTGTTCCTCCCATCGTCCCTTTCGGCGATATATCCTTCCATGATAGTCCTCAAATACCTGTGTCCATTCAGAAGCGTTGCTGATCGATGGGAGTGCGAAGACCGTCTGAGCGACCGTTTTTGTTTCGGGCTTCGACGCAGGGAGGTGTACATATGCGATGATCAAATCATATTCGCGCGATGAGACATCGATGTGACCGACAAGACGCAGTTTGCCATCGTCCCATTCGATACGAACGAAATAAGGCACCAGAGACTCTGCGGCGTGTCCTTTTTCGCTGAGAACTTCGATGATCTGTTGACTGGTTTGTAACTTCATGTTCCCTCTCAATCTACAAGTGTACAAAGCAGGAATCAAAAGAGGCGAAAATGGAATCATTTTCGCCCCTCCTAATTTCATTATACGGATCGTGTCAATAGGTCGCCGCGCCGTCCGGTTTAGCCTAATCCGCTTTCTATATCCCTACAGTGGATAATTGTCTCTATACCACTGCGCCCGCTCTTGAACATGGCGCACGGCTTCGTCTGGGTCTTCGCCATCGAAACCTAGTCCCATCAGCGCGTCGTCTCCGAGGTTGTAAGAAGTCGTCCCCTTGCCGGGGTGAGGAATACCTTCGGGAATTTCAATGTCGATAGTGCGCTTCATAACCACCGGACGCCAGAACTTACGCGGTTGTGTCCACCGACGCTCGACCAGTTGAAGCGTTGCGGCATAAGCCTTTTCAGGCATAGGGATTTCTCGTTGAATCTCCCACAGCGGTTGCTTGGAATATTCCTTCTTTCCCCACACGAGACGGTCAAAATTAACACTCCACGCCCAATCCCCGCGCCGCCATTCGCCCGTTTTCTGCCAGATTTCGAGATGACCAAACAACGAATTTTCATCATCAGGCACGATGTAAAACCCCGTGTTACGTGCGTCAGGGTATGGAACATTCAGCTTGCGCGCCCATATCCAGTTTTCAAGTCCGAAGTAAAACGTGATGAAAAACAGTCCGAGTCGCAGCAGGAATAACTCGCCTTCCATGCCGCCAATAGTGATCTCAAACGCCAGTGCCTTGCGGATGTTCCATTCAAACATGATGCACCCACGTTCGCCAAAGTGTTTCCAGTGCCGTCCTGATGTCTTCATTTCCTCTCGCTTTCTATTGGCAGTTAGTCGAATGCACTTTCTAGAACCCGGCTAGAAAATGTAGACATACCCGCAGTCTAAACACTCTGATTCCGTTCCAACGTGATCGCGGTCGATGCAGTCCTCGTAGTGCTGCCAGCGAGTGTTCATACTGCCGCACTTCTCGCACTTGTTGTCTTCACGATCAATCACTTCCTCAACATCCCGGTTGTACTCCCAACCATTACCGCAGTTCCGGTTGTTGTTCATAAAGGCGTCGTATGCGCTCCAGCCGCCTTCAGTCCATTTGTTAACTGCCATGCTGTGCTTTCCTCTCTATTGTGCGAACTCTGTTTCTATCTGCCCATACGCGGGTTGTAGGTTTTCACCTGCTTCCCGGTGTTTGCGGCTTCCCGGACGTAACTGAGATGTTGCATGAAAGATCGGCACGCATTGCAATATGGATGCTTGCCGTCCGGGCGACTGGCATCGTCGTAGAACGCATCGAGCGGAAGCACGGCATCTTCATATGGCGGTTCGTGCTTCAAGCCAGATGAACACCACTTCATTCCCTTCGGCACTTTGGTAGCTACACGCTGCGACTGCCGGAGCGCCTTGCGCAACGCCTCGTCCTCCTGCTCGTCCGTCAGGATTGGGAAGTGGTCGCGCACCGAAATACGCGACCCCGACACGATCACATCGTCTTCAACCTTCACCTTGCCACCACCCAACGTGATAAAGTCGTCCATAACGCCTCCCTAAACCACAGGTCGTAATTTCCAAAGCGGCGTGGGTGGGTTCTCGATCACTGCAATAGCTTCTTTGACCCGGCGGCGTTCGATCACCATCCCTGTGCCGTCTACACTGTCGAAGCGGGCATTGATGCAGTAATTCCAGCGCGGCACACTGTTGACTCGTCCCATGTGCGTGTGCTTACCCCGCATCCTCGCTTCAAAGATCAGTTCCTGCACGAACGAGCTGTACTTGAATGTGTCCGTGCCGCCGACGAATAGAGCGTCAAATGCCGACCAGTTGAGCGGTAGAACATCAAGCCCATCCTGTGCCGCCAGCGCGACCGGGTAGCCGTGCGCCTTGATCTCGTCTCTCCACTGTTCAAACAGCGATAAGGTCGCAGAAGCGTTCCCCCACACATCCGGCGCGACGACAAATAGGCAATTTGGCAATCCCTCATACTTGACCAACGACTTTCGGAAAGCATCGGCATTAAACTCAGTGAAGGCAAAATTGTCCATTGCCCACGGCGCAGCCAAACGAATGGCATGTTTCGGGTGCGCGCCGTCAGCCCAACTCGTCAACATACCGCAGTGGCGACGATAGGCTTGGTGAGTGATGTGCTTGAGTGTTCCGGTTGGTGTCCCACCGATCAGCAGTCTCATTGATCCCTCTTACGCGACATCCTGCAAGAATTCTGTCAACGAGAAGATGCGTTCATCCCACTTCCAAAGCCACTGCTGCCCGACGAGTGGGATCGGCTTCGGAAACAATCGCGCCTGAGTCAGTTCCCATGCAAAGCGCCCATCGGTAAAGTTGCCAAAGGACAGTTCTTCACGAGAGAGAGACCCGCTGATGTCCTCCGTCCGGTAAATCTGATTCAGCCAGACTACGCCCAACGCCGCACCGAGCGGCACACGATCCGGCGTGTAACCCGCTGCCCGGATGTGCCGAGCGAATGCCGGACGAGCAGCGAAGGCTTGTTCTGAGCGTGTCCATCGCTTCGCCGCGTGAATAACAAGCCAACCGCGATAGTCGGTTGGTTTGTGCCGTGTCTCAAACCGCTTCGCGCCGCAGGCAGCCAGCAGCGCCCATGGTTCCCACAGTGAAAGCGTCTGTGCCGTGACCGGCTTGATCGCTCGCCGGGGAGCTTCTGGCGGAGTCTCGATGTCCTTCAAGGAATGATGGGTAATCGTCGTCACCCCGTTGAACGTGCTGGTGATGATCGTTTCGTGCGCGGCTTCGTCATGAGCGACGAGTACCCCATCGCGTGGTTGATATGCCTGTGTAGGCACAGTCGGACGCTGGATTGGCGTACCGAACGGGACGGGACGTTCGCCCTCGCCATCGAAGTAGCTCAACCACTGATCGACGGTCGTGCCGGGATAAAAGCGTTCGTTCAACTCGGCGTTGTACTTTCGCATCGCCTCGCCGCCCAAGACCGGATCGTAGCCGCGCGTAGATGGAGATTTCGGGTCCT